AAAATATATATCAGGGTCGATGGCAGATATTGCAAGCAATGCTTATCAAAAAATAGAAGTTATAGGAAAGGTTGCTAAAATTATAGATGAAATGTCTAAAGGTGTAGATGAAGCAACAGCAGCATTGAGAGCGCAAGAAGCATTATTCGATTATTCTTTAGTTCCACCCTCAGTAAGATACCTTAGAAACGCGCCAGTTGGCATACCTTTTATAACTTATTATTATAAAGTGCTTCCAAATTTATTAGAAACTGCAATCAGGTATCCCGAAAGATATGTTCCTTATATGGCTATTCCTTATGGGATGCATCAAATTTTAAAGGGCTACCAAGGAATCACCCAAGAAGATGTTGATACAATAAAAAAATCCATGCCAGAATGGATTAGAGATAATGGGAACGCTGTCGTTCTGCCACTAAAAGATGAAAATGATAAATGGCAAGTGTTGGATTTTAGTTATTTTTTACCTTATTCCATGTTTACAGGTATTGTAAAAGATACAGCAGAAGGAGAGTTTAGAGAGGCATTATCAAAATCTGGTGTATTTGGTGGGCCATTACCACAAATTATAAGCGCGATACAAACTAACATAGACCCATTTACACAAAGAGAAATTGTTAATGAATTTGATCCACCATCAACACAAATTGCAGATATGATGTTTTACGCATATAGAATGTCAGCACCAACTTGGCTTACAGATATTGGGTTTGCGGGAAAATTACTTCAATCAATTAATAAAGACGTAAATAAATATGGCGATCCAAAAATAACTAAAACACAAGCAATAACCAGATTATTTGGTGTAAATATTTACCCTATTGATCCAACAGAAAGCAGAGCTAATAACATTAAATTTATGAGAAATGAAATTACTAGAATGAAATCAAGAAGAACTAGAGTTTTAAGAGATAAAAATTTAACAGCAGAAGAAAGAAAAAAGTTGCATAAAAAATACACAGACATAATTAAGGATAGACAGGAACAATTATCTGATTATGTTAAAGAAAGTAAACTGTCTAAACGATTACAATAACCCTATATGAACAGAGCAACACAAAGGCTCGGCAAGTCAGGTGAATATTTTACCGCTTCCGTTTTGTCTTTGATTAGCGACTATGTGATTGTAAACACCGATGGTGCGCAAGCAGATGTATTATTTGAATATGAATCGGATTTTTTAAAAGTACAAGTAAAAACAAAATCCAAAAGACATAGTTCAAGACCTGGTTGGAAGTTCGATATAAGGCGCGGTTCTCATTCTAGCGAAAGATTTTTTAGAAAAGGTTATGTAGATTTATTTGCTTTGTATTGCGCTAAGTATAAAAAAATATTGTTTTATCCTTTCCATGAAACAATAAATGATAAAGGTCATTCTAAAAATTGTATTTATGTTACAGATGACAACATGAAAACTGCAAACAGTATGGAAAGTTTAGAATCTGCATTACAATCGCTAAAAGAATATAATAGTAAATAAGAATGTAATTAAGCGGTAATACCATGAACGAAGCGATTGAATTCATTAATCAAGTAGGATTCCCAATAGCAAGTGCATTGGGTTTAGGTATATTTATATGGAAATTAATAAACCGAATTATTGATGGTATGGAACAAAAGATAGATGTCGTTGACGAAAAAGTAGATGCCAGTTTAAACGCAATGGAAGAAAGACTCAGCACCAAACTGGATGCTCAACATGGCATTATAGTAGCCCTCATAGACCGGGTACGCGCTCTTGATAATCAAACAATCAGGCAAGATGTCTTATTAAAAACATTACTTGGCGCACCAAACTTAATAGAAATTGATAAAATAGCAAAAGCAGATAGAGATGACCAACGTAAAGATTAGTTTATTGGTATTATTTGCAAGTAATTTAGTTGCAGATGAAATATCATTCAGATTTAAAAGCCCTAGCTTTTCTGGTGTTAACAGTTCTTCACATTACTTAACAATCGAGAATCAAGAGAACACCAGAAGGCAGAGCATTAAAGATGAAATACAGGCATACCAAGACGAACTCGCAAGAGAAGCGGATAACACAACACTGGCAAGATTTATACGCAACTTGGAATCTCGTATTTATGCACAGTTAAGCCGTCAAATGGTAGAACAACTGTTTGGCGAAACACCACAGAAAGAAGGTAAACTTGAGCTAGAAGGTAATACGATTGAATATGTTGTTGAAGATGAAACAATTACTCTTATCATCACAGATGAAACAGGCGGTACGACTTCTATTACTGTTCCTATTGGTAGCTTTACTTTCTAGTTGCGCACCAAGATATAGCTCTCTATTAGAAGAAGGCGGTCTGCCTTATATAGTAATAGAAAAAGCATCAATACTAGAGTTACAAAACGAAGAACTTCTAAATCTAAAGCCAGCAAAAAGAAAACCAGTAATAGCTGTATATCCTAATAGCTTTAAAGATATGACAGGACAGAGAAGGAGTAACTCGCAATTCGCCTTATTCTCAACCGCTATTACTCAAGCACCAGAAGCACTTTTAATTAGAGCATTAAAACACGCATCGAATGGTGAGTTCTTTCAAGTAGCAGAACGAGTTGGATTAGACAGTTTGACCAAAGAAAGGCAATTAATACGCTCAACAAGAGAAACTTTTGACGAGGAGAGTACTGTCAAACCTCTTTTGTTGGCTGGGTTATTGGTACAGGGTGCTGTCCTTTCCATAGATTCTAACATTAGAAGCGGTGGAATGGGTGCGCGTTATTTGGGGATAGGAAGCTCTAAAGAGTATCGGGAAGATTTAATTACTATTTCATTACGTTTGGTTTCTGTTTCTACAGGTGAAGTTTTAATTGAAGTATTGATAAATAAAAGTATTATCTCAGTAGGGCTGTCGCAAGACTTGTTTCGTTTTATATCTAATGGAACTGAGTTAGTTGAAATAGAAGGTGGCGCAGCAGAGAATGAAAGTACATCAATCGCATTGCAACAATCAATCGAACAAGGAGTATTACAAATAATTAAGATAGGAATTAGCAAGGGGTATTGGGAATATGAAGAAATTAATTAGTTTATTTTTATTGTTATCGTGTAGCGCAATAGCTGACGATAACGAAATCTATGTAGATCAAGTTGGTGCTACAGCAAACATTGACTTAGAGCAGTTAGGTTCTGGAAACATTATAGGTGGCTTGAACTCTGCACATGGCTCTATGACTGCGTTTGATCTTGATGGTACTACAATGACATTAGATGTGAACCAGATAGGAAACAACAACAAAATGCTTGGTGATATAAACGCAGATTCATTCACTGGCATATTTGATTTTGATGGTGATACCAACTTATACACTATCCAAGTTGATGCTGGTAATGCTAATTCGGCAGATAACGCAAATGTAAATGTCGATGTAGATGGCAGTACCAATACTTTCACACTTGATCTAGCGACTAATGCTTTAGCTAGTGGTGCAGACATTGATACGATAGTGCAAGGTGCGAGCAACACAGTAAACATTGACCTTGATGTTGATAGTGCAACCAACTATATTGATTTAGATGGAGATAGTAATACTGTAAATTATGATGGAGATGGTTATGCGGGTGCTTATTTCAAGTTGGAACACGATGGTAACTCAAGGTCGTTTGATGTTGACCAACAATCTACGCAAGACAACGATTGGTTGCGCGTCACTTCTTCTGGCAATAATGGCAGCGTCTGTATTAACCAGGACGATCAAGGCACAAGCGTTGGATGTTGACATTGGCAACATCACAGAATTAAAAGGCAATACCAGAGTCGTTAGAGATAAGCCGTATGAAAGTATTATTGATTTCTCTCTTAATTCTTATGATCGCTTGGAAACAGCTAATGGTCGTATGGGCGTTACTTTTCGAGATGACACAACAATACGGCTCACACCACACAGTCAGGTTGTGGTTGATGAATTTGTTTTTGATCCTGACCCAAATAAATCTAGTATGGCAATCAATTTTGTAAAAGGCACTGGCAGATTTATTTCAAGCAAAACAAAACGCATACCTAAAGACAACATCACTGTTAGAACTCAGTCGGCTACAGTAGGGATTCGTGGAACGGATTTCACAATTACTGTAAAAGAAACAGGAGAGGCCCTGATTATCTTGTTGCCTGATGCAAGCGGGGAAGCAAGTGGGGAGATAGTGGTTTACACGGCATTGGGAGAAACTGTTCTTACTAAACCCTATGAATCCACTACTGTATATAACTTTGAAACAGCACCGACAAGAGGCGTAGTTTTAAATCTTGATCTATCCATGATTGACAATATGTTAATTGTAAACCCACCAGAAAATGAAGAATCAGAAACAGAAGAAAACAATACCAGAGCAGACAATATATTGGATGTTGATTTATTGGAATTTGATGAACTTGATACCGATGAATTACAAAATGATGAACTTGAATACACTGAATTAGATATAGATTACCTTGCTGCTAATTTTCTTGAGGATTTACTGGATGTAATACAAGAGATTGATGAACTCTCAAAAGCAAACAAAGCATTATCATCCGATGGTATTAGAGGTACAGATATTGGATACGATAGTGATACCCAGATAAATACATTTGTAAACGATAGTGAAGTTAAGTTTATTAGACAAGTAGAAGATAACTTACAAATGCAAGTATCAAAGGATGGATCATACAGCATAAGAATTGAACAAGAGGGTAAGGTCAATCAAGTCATCACGAATGGTGGTGGCAGTTCTACAATCAATATCAAACAGGGAAGTTAAATAGGATTACCCTCAGAATCGCACTTGTGTACCAGTTCAAGTTCGAGATCAATATAGTGCTTGGCTTTCAATAAATCTTGCACTTTATCTTCTTTATCTCTGGTAACGTATTTGACTACATTACCCATACAAAAAGAGAGATTGTTTGCCACAATGTATTCAATAGGTTGAATTTGTTTTTTATAATGATCTCCACCCATTTGTTTATCCGTTGCTAGTTTTTTTCTCATAAACACTTCCATTTAAGATTTGAATGTGTATATAATACAGCAATCGTGTAGAAATGGGAAAAATAATGAAAGAGAGAAAAGGGTATTCCAATTTTATGTCAACCACAGAGCTTGCTGCTCGGTGGCACAAATCCCCAAGAACTTTAGAGAACTGGCGCGTACAAAGTATCGGCCCAGCTTATACCAAGATTGGCGGTACTGTCTTATACGAAAGAGATGTTATCGAAGATTACGAAAAACAATCAAAAAGTAAGTAGCAATGAACGCTAGAAATAAAGGGAGAAGGGGTGAGAGAGAAGTGATTGACGTTATTAAAGAAATGACTGAGGTTGAGTTACAGGTCAATTATTCTCAGACCTATGGTGGCGGGCATGATTTATTGGGTGGTGAGCCGTATGCGATTGAAGTAAAACGTAGGAAAAGTATTACGCAAGGCGATGTGCGTCAGTGGTGGGTGCAAACGTGCGAGCAAGCGGAGAAGGTAAATTTAATACCTTGCTTGTGGTACAGGGCAGATAGGCAACAATGGCAAGTGGTTTTACCACACACTAGCAAACTTTTTCCAGATGATGATTTCAACTGCACAGCAACAATAAACCCTGAGTTGTGGGCTAAGATTTACAAGGAACATAAAGATGGCTCACAGTAGATTCTCACCATCAGCAGCAAAGCGTTGGATGGCTTGTCCTGGTTCGATTCAATTATCTGAGTCAATACCTTTTGTTATGGATACCACAATACCCGCAGCTACAGGTACATTGGTTCACCACATGGTAGAGATGTTGCTCAAAGACAGACTAGAGAATGTCACATTGAGTGACTACTGGTTAGATCGTGAAGAAGAAATAGATGGTTTCAATATCAAAGTAAATAAGTCAATGATTGATTGCGCTCAAGTCTATGTTGAGTATGTAAAGAAAAGACAAGAAGAATTAGAAGGCACTTTATTAATAGAAGAAAAGCTATATATAAATGAAATATCTTCTGAGTGTTGGGGAACAGGCGATGCCACCATACTTGGAAAGAAGGCAAATCGCATTGCCGTAATAGATTTAAAGTCAGGTAAGTTTCCAGTTGATGTTGAAGATAACCCACAGTTGATGATCTATGGCTTGGGTGCATTAGGTCGTTATGGCAATGAAAATACAACAATGGAATTGACAATCGTACAACCAACCTCATATCACAAAGATGGCAAGATTCGCGCATGGGATATAACTGCGGATAACCTAGTGGAATGGGGTTTCAATATTCTAAAGCCAGCTATTGAGGCTTGCTTAGAACCAGAGCCAGTATTTAATGCTGGGAGAGATCAATGTCGCTTCTGTCGAGCAAAAGAAATTTGCGAGGCATACAAAAAATACGAGGTATCAACATGAGCGAAGATATACAAACATTTTCTTTTGAGGATGGTGTCGAGCATAAAATTGACGATCTATCTGATGAAGGTAAATTAACTTTAAACAAATTAACTTCTGTTAATAACGCAATTCGTGATGTGAAAGGGAACGCTGAGTTTGAATTAGAAAAACTTTCTATCCTGAGTGCGCATTACAGCAGTCAATTACAATCTATTGTCAATCAAACAGAGGAGAAGAAAGACAATGAGCCTAAAAGCAATAAGAAGTAAAACGCAGTTAAAGCCACCTAAGTTGGTGCTATATGGGGGTGCGGGTATTGGTAAAACATCATTCGCTGCTAGTATGAATAAACCCATATTTTTATTGACAGAGGATGGCATGGGTAAAATCCAATGTGACCACTTCCCAGTATCGAAAGATTATGATTCATTTATTGAGAATCTAAATTCATTACTGGAAGAAGATCACGAATACGCAACATTGTGTGTGGATTCTTTGGATTGGTTAGAGCCGTTAGTGTGGGAGAAGGTATGTAACATACATGGTAAAAAATCAATCGAGGAATTTGGATATGGTCGTGGTTATGTAGAAGCGTTGAAACAATGGCGCGAATACATAGATGTCCTTAATCGTTTAAGAGATGAAAAGAAAATGACGATCATTCAAATAGCACACAGTCAGATCAAGCGTTTCGAGTCACCTGAGATTGAAGCATACGATAGGTATGAATTGAAACTCCACAGGAAAGCAAGTGACTTGATACTTGAGCATAGTGATTGTTGTTTCTTTGCCAACTACAAATTTGGCAGTGTTAAGATTAAAGGTAAAGGTGGACAAACTACATCCAAAGCAATACAGGGTGAAAGAATGTTATACACCGAAGCCAAACCAGCGTTCCTTGCAAAAAACAGATACGGCTTGCCAGAAGAAATGCCTTTCGATTGGCAAGAAATTAGATCAGCAATTATCGGGAAATAAAGGAGAATAATATGACCGATTTGAGTAAGTATGGGCATGATTTTGATGCCGAGATGGAATCGAAACCAAAGATAGAAGAAGGTCGGCACAACATGACTTTCGTTGGTGACGAAATAGTAGTTGGTAATAATGGTTGGGAAGCAGTCAAACTATCTTTCGAGATAGAAGGCACTACCATGAATGTAGGTTACACTTGCACTATGGCGCATGATACCAGTGATAAAGCGGTTAGTATTGGTATTGAGTCACTTAGGAAAATAGGAAATGCTTGCGGTGTAACTGGCACATTGACTGACCCTGAGAAACAATTACTTGGCAAGAAGTGTAGTGCTGAGTTGGTTGTCAATGACAGAGGTTACTTGGAAATCAAAAGTGATTTCGGTAACACCTTTCAACCAGTAGAAAAAGCAGCAAAGAAAAAACCAAGTAAGAAAGAACAAATCAAAGCCGAAACTGATTTTGTAAAAAAGGCATCAGCCGATACAGACGACTTTGACGATGAAATACCATTCTAAGTATCCATTCCTGGATCACAGGCCGTCATTGTGTTCATACTGTTTAAAACCAGTTGGCGGTCTGTTGTTTAGATGGAAGGATAGATGGTATGGTGCTTGTAGCAAAGAGCATTTAGATAAGATAAAAGAACAATTAGAAACGGGGCAGAGAGAAACCTTGAAAACACCAATGATAAATAATGACGCGGTAATTGATGCAGTAAGTTCATCAAAAGATACTTACATCAAACTCGCAAAAGAAAATAAATCATACGTTCTACATCAGTGGAGCAAAGATGATCGCGTTGGATTATTTCGTGAGGCAATCAAAGAATATTTGGTGATATGCACAGAACAAGCAAACAAAGGTTTTTCCATAGAGGACAATGGTTGATTTAACTAAATATGTAAAAGATGGAATTACCATTGATGAGAACTTTCACTTTCGAGGTGCAAGTAAATCCGTTGATGACCTAATTTATGAAATGAGCAACGAAGGATTGTTGGTCGATTATTTGGAAACGTCAGGCGAATTAGTTCGCGTCAAAGTAGGCGGTGGTAATACTCATAGACCTGATAAGCATGGAGAGAAATCTGGGTGGTACACCTTCTTTCAAACTGGTGAATATCAAAACGCAGTTTATGGTAACTGGCGCACCGGATTACAAAGGCAATGGTCTAATTTTGATGTCAATGAATTAGAGCCAAAGCAAAGACAAAAATTAAAATCAGATTTAGAGCAAGCCAAGCGCAAAGCCGAGGAAGAAAGATTGAAACGGCAAGACGAAGTTGCCGAGCTATGCAAAAAGAGATTTGGAACTTACAAAGAATTAACCGAGCATACTTATCTGGATGCAAAAGGCATCAAGAACGATTACGGATTCAGAGAGCATAGAGATACGCTAGTCATTCCTATTTATTCTATGGATGGCGAGATTCGTTCATTGCAGCACATTGATAAGAAATCAAATAAGCGTTTTGTATCGTCATCAGAGATCAAGGGGAACGTATTCCCGATAGGATTCGACATCAAGCAAGCGAGTGAGGTGGGTGAGTGCGTGGTAGTGGAAGGGGTGGCTACTGGTATAAGCGTACACATGGCTACCAATCTGCCAGTTTTAGTGGTATTTAGCGCAAGTTTTGGTATCGAAGCATTAACAAGATTTAGAAAACACTCACAAGCAAAATTAACTTTGGCGTTTGATAATGATGAAAATGGGGTGGGTGAAAAGAAGGCCAATGAATGTGCAAACAGTTTGGGAAATACAGTTATTAGATTGCCGTCAGTCAAAGGTGATTTCAATGATCTGCATTTAAACAAAGGTTTAGGTGCAGTTAAATCAGAGATAGTGGGTGGCAAACTGGGGATAAGGCGATATGAGATACGACAATTAGTTGGTAAGCCACCAGAGGTACAATTTCTTGTTGATCGTCTTATTCCTTTATCCACACCTGGTCTGCTTGCGGCTGTTGGTGGGATTGGTAAATCGTTTATGGCATTAAAACTCGCAATGGATATTGCCAATGGTGGCGGTACATTCATGGGTAAGAATGTGATGCAATCTGGAAACTCAGTATTGTTTTGTGCAGAGGATAACCGCGAGGAAGTGTGGCGAAGGATTCATGCACTCGATCCAGAAGGCAAACGATTCGATGCGCCTTACGATGTTTTTTGCGTAACCATAGCAGACTTAGGCAAGCCAATGATTCTCTTGTCAGAGGACAATATAAACAGTCAGGCAATGGAAATCGTTGAGGAGTTAAAAGGTATTCCAGATTTAAAATTTGTTTGCTTTGACCCATTGCAGGCTTTCGTATCTTCAAGTAGCCCCATCTCAAACTCAAACGAAGCAGCCCAACTTTGGTGTCAGTTTTGTGCGAGTATATCGGCTCAGTTGGGTTGCACTACTTTAAGTATTCACCACATGAATA